AGCGACCAGGAAGTCTGTCCTTACTATCGGAATAGCATCCCAGAAGAGGACTCTCTTTCCGCCTTCATTAAAGCCCATAGTCATGAAGGTCATCTGGCCTGCACCGAAGGATAAGCCAGTGAAGCCTTTCTCCTGATATGCTGCATCCATGTTACGGACTATTTCATAAGGCATTAAGAGTTCATCTACCCCATGAGTCATGGCATCGCAGAGGATTCTGAGATAGCCGAGGCTTAGTCCAGTGCTGCCATTATCGATATTCTTAGCATCGTTGGTAGCAGCAGATGAGCTATAGGCAGTACCATGTTCAGCCGCTAAGGCATGGAAGCCATCGAACTGAGTGGGAGTTCCACCATAAGTAGTGTCAGCATAGATAAGCCTTGCGCCTATTTTACGCCTTAGACCTTTCTCGCATTCCAGAAGCATCTGAGCTTCATAGTTGTTATAAGTGCCATAGATGCCCTGAACATAGTGATCCAGTTTCCGCTGGATATAAAGACGTCGCAGAGTCATTTCCTTCTCTTCATATTCGACATCTTCAGACCAGGCTAACTGATCACCAATATCAGTCTCACCAACATAGTCTTCGGTAGTAGTCTTCTCCCTGAGCCATTCAATCTTGAGGCCAGTACCGGCTGCCTGGGCTACAGGAATTCTATCAATAGGATTATTGCGCTTAATATCTTCTTCAAAAACGCCAGGAATCTTGAGGCTTTGAGTTAGTTTCTGTGCCTCTGCAAGCGTTTTCCAATGTCCACCACTATCTGCCATCTGTATTCTCCTTAACTAATATTTACTGTCCTGCTGGAGCATTTCTTGTACCTGATATAGGCGTAGCAGCTAGAAGTGCCTTGGCTCTGTCCATAGCAGTTAGTGGCATTGAGCCTCCACCACCTGCTCCTCCAGCAGCATAGTTACCAAGTCCACCTTTAGCCTTTCCTAAAATAGCTAAGGCTTTTTCGAGACCATCCAGATCAGCGACAGACATATCTTTGAGAGTATCCTCAGGCACTCCGCTAGACTGCAGCAGTTTCTTCCGATAAGATACTGTACCTTCCTTCGCTGCTTTAGCTTCCGCCTGGGCTGCCGCTAGCTCTTCTCTAGCCTTCGCAAGCTCAGCACTATTGGCTTCACTCGCACCCTTACCTTGGGCTTCGGTTAATTCTTTGATCTTTGCGCTGGACTCAGCAATTTGTCTCTGAGCAGTTGAAAGTTCCAATCTGGCCTTATCATAGGATTCAGTGTGAACTTTCTGTTGCTCTGCAATTTGTGATTCCAGACTCTTCTTGGCTGCGATTAGGTCAGCTTCCTTAACATAAGAATGTCCGTCTACGAAGACTTTGCCTTCCTTGACTTCAATCTTAGGTTGAGCTGCTGACTGTTCGCTGCCAGAAGCAGGAACAATTCCTTCAGGCATAATTTTACAACCTCCTACAATATGTTCTAAGTATAGCATAGAGTGTATGCTGTGTCAAGTATAAATGGCTGTTATGCTGCATTATACATTACTTAGCCATTTCAGGAGTGAGATACTTCGCTTTCAGTTCCTGATATCTTTCCTCAGCTTCAGATGTCTTGAAGCTCTGAACTTTGCCGAAGAAGTTTAGCCAGGCATCGAGATCAGGATCAGCCTGTCGCATGGCTTCATGAGCCTTTGACAATTCAGAGTTAAAGTTGGAAATCAGGCTTCTACCATCAGGCATAGTATAGCTTTGAATCTTCTGCTTAGCTTCAGTGTCGCCTCTGTTATATTTGTTGATCCAGTACTGGGCATCAGTATCATATTTGCTTAGTACTACTTCCCTAACCATGTTGTAAGGCTTGATGAACTCTCTGCTGACGTTCCAGTAGAGCTTCTCCATACCAGTCCAGTTGGATTGTATTCTGGCCACTAAACGCTCACGATAAGGCTGCTCCATGCTATTTAGCAGGTTATCAACATAGGCATAATAGGTATCGAAGTCCAGCTCTTGCAACCCTGTCTCAGGATTATATTTCATCTGAGGCTGAAGGTCATAGTAATAGTATAGCAGTTCTTGATCTGGAAGAAGTGTAGGAACAACTGCTCCTTTCTCCTTCATATAGGCTTCCCGTTCATCAAGACTCTTAGGAATATCTTTATAGTAATCGCTGGTGGATAGAGTCTCTATCCTATCAGCTAACTTTCCTACAAGCTCACTCCTACCACTAACCCACTGCTTAGGGCTAATCTTACCCTGTACTAGCTGATTGTTAAGGTCTTCTATCGAATAGCTGATAAGATTGCCTTCTTCATCTTTCAGTCCTGTATGGCGGATATTCTGCTGAAGCTTCTCGACCTCTTCATAATACTGACTGATTTTCAGTTCCATCTGTCCCCAAGAAGAAGGATACAGTGAAGCTCCGACTCCCTGCCACTGGCGGAAAGTGTCATAGCTGTAAAGGAGTTTCTGCTGATAGACGTCTAGAGGATAGAAGTCTGCAAGTCGCTTGCCTGTGTTAGGATACTGCTTGTCGATTTCTTCCTGAACGGCTACTGGAACTCCTGTAATCTCCTCTATAGCGAGTTTGAAGTTCTCCTTATAAGTCTCGTATTCTTCAGGCCTATAGCGTAACATACCTATCTGTTCCATGACTATTTGCCTGAATCCATTGGCGTCTGCTTCTGCTTTCAGCCAGAGCTTATCCTCTTCAGGAGTTGTTTTCTGGCCAGATTTCTTCTTCTTCCAGATAGCATCTGCATCATAGCCCCATTTGCCGAGAGTTAACATTGTCTGATAGTCTCTAAATCTATCAGGATATATCTTATCTATGATAGCGCCAAGATACTGAGGGCTAAGCTGCCTTAGTGCTGACAGAGGCGTATTCACCCAGGGAGGAGCTAGTTCAGACCACTCGGGCACCTGATTAGCTGCGCCATAGACAGTCATAGCTGCCTGGACTGGCAAGCCAGGATAGAAACCTAATCTGCTGATAGATTCGAAGAATTCTAGACCAGGAAACTGATCATAATATTCAGGAAAGTCTTTGAGATACATAGAGCGAAGACCACCCATCCAGATGCTACCACGCAGAGGATTAATCTGCATATCAGTAGCAGGTATCGGTATATAGCCGCCATCAGTATAGTCCATATAGCGGGCTAGGCCGGTTAGAGTTCCAGGCGTGCGAAGGAATGTTCTAGGTAGCCAGCGGTATCTAAATACCTCATAGTTCCAGAATGGGAACACTGCCTTCATAGCTTCATCTATTACGTTATTATCATCATAAGTAGGATAGGATAAGGCATGTTGCTCTTTGGCCTGAACCATAGCTTGCTCTTTAGTAGCCATCCATTGTTCAGAAGGCTTAACATAAAACTCATCAGGTAGCCTATTAACTTCAACTTTTACAGGAGGATTAAGATGCTCTTTAGTCTGCTTAAAAGCATTAAACATCTTGGACTCAAAGGCTGGATCAGTATAGCTAAGTTTTACATAGCCTTTCTTCTCAAATATCTTTAGCATCTGTAGGCCTTTATCAGAAAGAGGAGTAGTTAATATCTCCTTATCCGCATACTGCTTTAGCATCTGGCCTAACATCCGGCTGGTCTTACCTGGCTGTGCTGCAGATGCTATGACTACATCTACTACTAACTGCTTATCATTAGTATAGAAGCGTAGGTAAGCAGACTGCTTATTACCACTCCCAGCTTCTGGAGCTACTACCCAAGAATGCTTTTTCATATCAGGAAATAAAGTATCAGAAGGATCGGGAGCTGCCTCAGTCTTTAGAATCTCATAGCCCTTAAGTGCTTCAGGAGATTCCTTAGTGAACATGCTTGTCTGTTCCAGATCATCTGCTACTGCATTGATATATTCCTTATACTCCAGCACATCACTCTCTGGAACTTTAACTACATCGTATAGCCTTTGCATTTCATCATAGATGTTATCTACATTCTTCATAGCAGGAGAGTTTATTTGCAGAGTCATAGGATCTATTCCTAACTGCTTCCACATATCATCGTAGAGAGTACCTATAGATTCCTCTGTAAATCCTATATCTGCTGAAGTTGTCTTTAACTTCTCTGCATAGGCATCAGCCTGATTCAGTGTAAAGGCTATAAAGTCTTCTTTAGGTCTAATGACTACATGATCTGTGACCATTGTAAGACCTCTATTCACATCATCACCAGTACAGCCGAACAGATAAGCTAGATGATTGACTGTTAGCTTACCAGTCACTGCTGGGACATTATCAGGTATATAGGCTGGCTGGCCTATAGCGTTAACGAATCTACGCTTGGAAGTGAGTTCCATGTTCTGGAAGCGCCTACGAGCCTGCTCATCTATATCCCAGACTTCAGATACTTTGCTTCTAATCTGATTCCAGAAGCGCTCGTTACGGCTACCTTTTGCTGTCTTAGGTATGACAGAATATATGCCATTGAGCTTAGTTCTAGTCGCTAATGCTTGAGCGAACTCTAGTCTATATACTTCATTCATTTCATCGACTGCAGAAATCTGACTGGCATTTAGGATATTAACTCCTTTAGCATCTAGGAGTCTGCTACTCTTCTCCATCTGGGTAACTAAGCTCTCCAGAGTCTGTCCTGATACTTCCAGAAACTCTGCCAATACCTTTGTTGATCCTTCATGGAATTTATCAACTTCTCCGACATTAGGAGCTAACTGTTGAGCCCTTAGCTCAGTAATCTTCCTATACTCATGGATACGATCCTTCACTGATCCTATTATCGCAGAGACATTATTCATATCGGCAGCAAAGTCGGCTACAGTCTTAGGAGGATCAGTAGCAAATGTCTTAGCGATATCTTTCAGTCTATCAATCTGAGGCGTGAGCGCCACAATGCTCTCATCCATGACTGCTGCTTTAGTAGCTTGTCTGCTGGCTGCTAAGTCTTTGAAGGCTGAGCCATCTAGGACAGATTCAGTAATACCTTTCTTAATTCGACCACTGACCTCTGTAGCATCCTTGATACTCTTAGCTAAGTCTTTGTTAATCTTCCTTCTAGCCATAATAGGAGCAGTAACATCCGCTAATGCCCTAAACTGCTCAGGGCCTCTAATAGCGCCATCTCTACCTACCCGAACTATACCAGGAATGTCACTCTTATCAAAGCTGGATATAGATTTTAGTTTATTCTGATGCTTGAAGAATATATCGTCTATCTGCTTCATTTCCTCAGGAGCAACTTCATAGAGTTGTTTGTCGAAGTGAACTTCAATGTCTCGGTATCTTTGCAGGCCAGTCATATCCTCCCACATATCGTTGTAACTCTGCAAGTCAGATATAGCATAATCTTCGCCTCTGATATTGATATGCTTACTGATAACATTACCATCTTTGTCTCGCAGAGGCTTAGTTACTAGTGGAATATTTCCGCCTCTATACACAGATGTAGTTCCTACCTTAGGATCAACAACTGCTTGCTCCAGTCGCTTATGCTGTCTACCTAAGACACTTGCTTCCCAGGGAAAGTTCATTAGGTCTCCAGCTTTCAGCTCGAATTCCCAGAGACCCATATAGTCGTTGGGAACTATAAGCTCAGTACCGCCAAGGAAACTCCTCTGCATGTTTTCAAAAAAGTTAGCAGGTCCGAAGTTCATAAAGAGCAATTGCCAGCGAGCAAAGGGCTGGACTAACTTCCGCTCGAAGTTAATCAGATGTGCTGATTGCAGAGTTTTGTCAGCTATTCTGCTAACCCAAGAAGTTGATCTTCCAGCCTGTGTTAGATGAGTACTGATAGGATTCTGCAAATTAGCTAATCTTACTCTCTCTATATTATCAAAGAGGCTGATAACTTTATCTTTCACAGTCTTTCCAACTGCCCGATCCTTAGCTTCTTTGACTAATATCTTCTTCAAATTGCTGAGCTTAGTAGAGAGCTTATCGACTGACTCTTCAGTAACTGCTTTACCTAACTTAGCGATAATAGTTCCAGCAGTAACTCTCTCTCCTAAACCGCTATTCAGCATCTCTAGGATATTATCATTCAGATGTGTTAGTGCTGGAGTATCCCACTGAATATCATCAGCAATAGACTCGAGTAGTCTCTTAGCCTTACTAACATCAAGATACTCAGGCTCTAGTATGCTACCTCCAGCGAAGACATTAAAGTCTGCGCCTTCTCTAGGCCGCTCTATAGCCTGCTGTAATACATAGTCTAATGT